CCGTACCCTGTGCAACATCTTTTGTATCTCTTACAACGCCGTCTGATTTTCTCGGAGTACATTCAAAAGTCAGCGTATATGATTGTGCATCGTTATTCTGTCCTTTGGTAGTGTGAGATACCTTGTAGCCTGTGCATTTTGCGGAATAGTAACGGTACAGTCTGTAACCGCCGTCAGCACGGAGAGCAGAGAATGTCAGTGCAAGTTCGGGAGCCTCGTCTGTATTGCTTTCCGACAATACACCGTCTGCCAGTGTTACACCAAGTATAAATGCAATGGTCGAGAGTTCTGCCTCGACGACAGTAATTTCAAGATTGGTAGTTTCCCAATCCGCACCGCTGTCCCATACACCGTCATCGGCACGAATATTAAAATTTGTTCTGTTATCTGTCGGGGAGCAGCTCTGAGCACCCGGAACAGCAAGATATGAAGTGTCATCTGCAAGATATGTAGAATTCGTGTTTGTCGTAACACTTCTTACGCCAAAATTATTAAAGCCTTTCAAATATTTAGCCATACTCTTCGTCCTTTCTTATCGTTTGGATTTTGAAAAAAATTTTCCATTTTCCACTTTCAATTTTCAATTTTTGTTGCCCCATACGGCAATTTCGCCGTAAAAGGTTGTATAGCCCTCTCCACGAGAGAGAATTGTTGCCCGTCGGCGTATTCTGGATATGCAGAATGTATTTTCTGTAAGCTGTATGGGAGTTTCATCAATGCCGCTGTCAAGAAGTTCAAGAATACGCTGACAGTCGTTTTTTGCAAGATCGTAGCTTTCACGTCTGACCTGCACTTGAATATAGTGCTGACTTGAATTATCGCCACTGTTTACCACGTTATTCCATTCTGCCAAATCAACAGCTTCAACACCATTTTCAACAGGCGGCATGAAGTCAAGGAAAATATTATCAATTCCTTGATTTTGAAGATAGTTTTTTAAACTTTCAAGCATTATGACATTACCTCCATGTTACCTGCAATGATTTGCAAAATTTCATTCTTGTTGCCTGTTAAAACACTCTCAAGATATTTTGCCTGACCTCCGAGAGGGTGATCGTATTCTGTATGTTCGTGCTGATTGGCAGCATAAGGCGTATTGTAGCTGACAGAACCGGAAACGGCATTTTCGGGTATGTCGCCTGTAACAGTCAAACCGCCGCTTTCATTTCCCTCTGCAATAACGGTATTATCCATTTCAACCAGAACAGAACCCCTCAAATCACCAAATTCGACAGGTGCTTTTTTCTGACTTTCTTTCGCAACATATATCAAAGCTTCTCTCAAACCTTCCGTGCTTTGAACTATCATCTTGTCGATTTCTTCCTGTAAGTTTTCAATAACATCATTCAAGCTTTTGAGATAATCTTCTCTTGCAATATCAATTCTTTTCGCCATTACAACACCACCTCGTAATGATCAATTTCTCCGAAAACGGTCTGTATCTGCTTGCAGGATTTTACCGTAAAACGATTATTACATTCATCTGAAACGATACTTAAAGGCGGTATAAATACCCCGCAAAGCATATTTGCAGTGCTTGTAACGGTATTTCCTTTGCTGTCAATCGTTTCTTTTGTGTCGTAATCAAAACGGCACGGAACAGAGGTTTCCACCGTATAAACAGTATCACCCCTGTCGTTAGTACCTTGATACATCTTTACTTTCGCTGTATTCGTGTAGTATTTTTCCGCAATCACACTATCACCGCACTTCCGGCAAGATATTTCCGCAGCAGCCAGCATGTTTCCAAATTTCCAAAAATTGACATTGAGCCTGTCTTGATACCGTCACCGTAGCTTTCACTGACCTGTCCAAGCGTTACAGACTTTACCCCCTGATTCTGCAAATCTTGCCTTTTTATTTTTTCGCTGTCAAGATATGCAAGCGTTTCAAGAGCCTGTGCAATTTTTACCTCATTCGGAACATCTTTTTGATAATCCCTCGGAAACGCCATTGACTGAGAACTGTCTTTTTTTATTCCTGTGAAGGAAAGGCAGTCTATTTTCATAGCTGCCTTACGAATCAGGCGTTCCTGTTCCTCTGCAGAGAGTGAGAGGAATGCCTGATAAAATTTGTTGTCAGCGGCATAGGTGCCGACTTCTTCAATGGAAATATATGTATCGATTCCAACTGTCAACATAACTTATCCCCTCGATATAATTCTTGCAATCGGAATAGCCTTATGCGGAAAATATTCCTTTGTGGTTTCGTTGGAGTTTGCAAGCGACCATTTAGAGCCTGTTTCAAGCTGTGCGTCTGTCGGGGAAATGATAGTTGAATCCGTCCATGAAATGCCGTAGGGTGAAAAGATTTTTCTCTGTCTGCCGAAAAGCAAATCTTGACCGCCGTTTTTTGCGGGATTTCTTGAAACTTCATACGGCACTTTTACACCGCAGTTCGTATATTCGATAGCACCGTCACCGAGTACATAAGTCGTATATTTTGTATATGCGGCATCATTTCCCGATGCGGCAACCTGTTCAACAGGCATATTGTCATCAACCAGAACTGCCCTGCCGTTGATAGTACCGAGTGCCAAATCCCTTTGTACACCTTCGCTGTCGGTGTATTTGAGATAGTTAAGGAGCTTGAGATTTTCAAGATTTGTCGATACAGCGGAGTGCATGATTGCAAGCGTAAATTTTGCTTTGTTGTCGCCGATAGCGTACTGCATCGCACTATTGAGAGTAGTAGCACTGAACACACCTGTAGAATCTGCATTCGCTGAAATATCATAGGTGTGTCCGTTGACAAATTTCAGATTTTCTGTGCCTGTCATTGAGAAGATGCCTTTGAGAGTTGAAAGAATGGTGTTCTGATCCACGCCGTCCCAATATTCGCCAAGCTGCTGTGCGACCTGTGCAAGAAAATCCACACCGCCTGTAATATCATAGCTGAAATCATTTTCAACCCAGCTGTCTGCACGACCTACAACAATTCTGCCCTGTGTGTAGGTCTTGATAGTCTTGGAAGTGATGTCGGTTGAGCCGTTGTAATTCAGCGGAGTACCGCCAATTCTGCCTGTGATGGGTATTACAGCGAAATTTCCTCCGACTTGGTCTTTGAAAGTGCCTGCCAAATCCTGCCTTTGCTTTATCGCACGGGATTTAATAAGCTCATTCCTGTTCAGGTTCGGAGTTTTGTCAACGTAAGCCTGAAATACCTCTGAATTAAAGTTTTTGCTGTCAAAAAGTCCCATAGTTATTTACTCCTTTCGGTTATATCAAAGTTGTTATGTCTGTATTCGGGTGAGCATTCGCATAAGCCATAGCCTCTGAAAGTGTCATTTTCTTTCCGCTGCCCACATCAACGGGATTGACAGGTGCAAACGGCTTATGTTCGGCAGTGAACATATAATCATTTTCGGATTTTACAGCGGCAATGGCATTTTTTATGTCACTGTCACGGTTTTTACTGCCTTTGAGAGTTTCCACATCAAGCAATGCTCTAACAGCTTTCAGATTTCTTGCACCGCTCGCTGTGATAGCGTTATCAAGAGAGTTGTTAAACTCCATGTCGGCAAGCTTGGTTTGATACTCGTTTTCCTTTTTCTGCAAATCATCTGTAAGTTTCTGAATTTCGCTTTTGAGATTGTCAACGTCAATGCCGTCAAACTTCTGCAAAGCTGTCTGTGCCGTTTCAAGCTGTGACTTGTAATTATCACTTTCGGCGGTAAGCCTGCCAAAATCGGCTTTGGATGTGTAGGCTTCCTTAAAGGTCTTTTCAAAGTCCTTTTTCTGTTCGTCTGTCACCGTCAGACCTATGCCCGACAAGATTTCGTAGATTTTCTTCATGTCATCAAATCCTTTCTTAAAGTTCGATTTTTTCGATTTCCGCCCTGACTTCAAGCACATACAGGTAGCTTTCCATAGCAGACAACTGTTCCCTGAGAAGTCTGATGTCGGTGTTCAGTTTGAGAGTTCCGGCATCAAGTTTGACAACGGTTTTGTGAAGTGCATCAAAACGCAATTTTGTCTGCCAGTACTCCGCCCTGAGCCTGTCCTTGTAGTCGTCACTTTCCATCAGTGGAATAGTGTCTTTGAGTTCTGTCATTTTACTTGCTCCTTTCAAAGTTCGTAGTAACCCGATATTGCGTACATACTGAATTTCATAACCTCCTACATATTCAATGTCACCATCTCCTTTTAAATAATTTTTTGCAATATAAAAAGCGTTCCCGAACTAAAAATTCAGTCACGCTTGAAACCGTATTCAGAATAGTGTTTAAAACCGTTTAAAACCCGTTTAAATTTGATTGTAGGGCATTAGACATATAATTTATACCCCTCAAAATAAAGTGCCGTAGAAACGCTCTCATGCGGTCATACGAGCGTGTTTCCAAATGGAAACTTTTCGCATAAGAAAACCGCCCAAACGGATGGCTTGTTTATTAATTGCCAAAATTTTAATTGAGTATAATTTGATTTTTACAGTTTGGGCACATAAAAGTAGTTGTCTTTCTATAATCTCCGCCCAATGGTTGCATATAATCAGATTTGCATTTTTTACAGAGAACTTTTTTACCATTGCGTAACTGCTTTAATCTTTCTTGCTGTTGTTCAAAAAATTCTCTTACTTTATCGTATTTGCCCATAAAATCACTCCCACTCCAAGAACGGATAATTTATATCTATATGTTTAATTATAGACTGTATTACCTCATCTGTCAACTCAATTTTTCTATGAAGATACTCGTTTTTATAACATTCAAGTTCTTGAGTTTTTGTATTGGGCTGATTTATTTTTGCGTGAGTTGCTTCATGTACTATTATGCAAGCCGTTTCTTTTATAGTTTTCGTTCTATCCACAAATACAGTAATTACACCAGATTCATAATAACCCAGCAAAGTTTCATCACCAATGCCTGAATTGTATCCCAAATATACAGGAATATTGTTATCATTTATAAATTTAAGCGTTTCTTTGCCTATATCCGTTTTATTTAAATCTTTTATAATATTATGAGGTTTAACAACATCTCTGCCCTTAGATGGATCTCTTGCATCAAAAGTTATAAAATTACCTTCAAAATCTTTATATCTGGCTTTAGATTCCCTCATTATGTATCGGTAATCCTGCATGAGTTCTTGATAACGCTGTGAGTTGGTTTGCTTCATGCGAACAAAACCAGCAAATGACTTTGGTGCGTCATTCGGCAATACAGCCTTGATACGCTCGTATTGTTTGCGGTTCCCGTTGCGTCTGCGTTTTTCTGCCTGCTGCTCTGCATACTTCTTCCGCTCTTCATCCGTGCGGGTGTCCTCGAATGGTGCTGTGCTTTTTTGGCTGAATTTCAACAATTCTTCTCTTTTGTATGCCCTTGCAGGAAAAATAGAAATACGGTGTCGGCAGTTCGGGTGTATCGTTTCATAACCCTTTACAAATGCTGTATCGTACAAGTACGGAAAGTACAGTGGTGTTCCGTCAGGAGCTTTGTATTTACCGTTAGCCGCCTCTTTGGTAATGGCATATACTCTGCCCTGATACATCGCACATATCGGACAAGTCGGGCTGTGTGAAGTCATCTCCACCAAGTCATAGCCCCAGTCAATGCCCTGTGTGGTCTGTGCCTTGTTCTGCGTTTCGGCAGTCGTGGAACGTGCCGTCATCTCAGCATATTTTTTGATAGGCATACTTGCACCATTCTTATACGGTACCGAAAAAACATTCTGTGCCTTGAAAATCTCCGTTAGGCTTTTCTGCATTTGCCGTATTGTCTGACCTGTCGAGAGTTTCTGTGCAGTCGCTTCCAGCGTGACGGTCCGTATCA